AAAGGAAAATCCTACCGCCGCACGGAATAGTCCCCCGATCGGGCTATATCGTCCCGCGATATACCGGATGGTGACGGGGTGACGCTGGATCACCCGCACCGCGGCCGTTGCACCGCGCGCTGGCGGGCGCCGTGGCATCCCGACCAGGTGAAGCTGACGCCCGCCTACGTGCTCGACCCCGTGCGTGCTGCGATGGCGGCGGAGCGTGTCGGACTGTTGCCCTGGTGACCCTGGAGCGTGACCCCACCGAGCGTCACCGCCGCAAGGGCGCCCCGTCACCCGCCACCCAGGCGCGGCTGGACCGCTGGCACGCCACACTCCGGGCGGAGCTGGACGATGTGATCCGCGAGCTGCGCCCGCCACCGCCGGCGGACGGGATGCCGTGGGCGAAGGGCGTCCGGCCGGACCTGACCACCCGTCTCCGCCTGGTGGACCTGGGCGTGCGGATCGCCCACGAGCTGGGGACAGAAGTTGACGCATCCTCGCGCGCGAACGGTGCCAGCCCACCCGCAAAACCTCGCCCACGTTCGCGCGTCGCGTTCTAACTACCCCGCGCCGCGCTGGCAGACCCCGCTCCCCGCGCTGGTGGCGGGCAGCTACGGGCCCGACGTGACCGCCTACGCGCGCGACGTGCTGGGGATCGCGCTCGATCGCTGGCAGCAGAAAGCGGTAAACAGGGCCCTGGCGGTGGACGCCCAGGGACGCAACGTCCACCGCCTGTACCTGATATCGACCGCCAGGCAACAGGGCAAGACTGCCCTGGTGCGGGCGCTGATCGGCTACGCCCTGACCGGGCAATCCCCGCCCTGGCGCTTCATCCTGGGGTTGGCCCACGATCGCACCCAGGCGCGCATCCCGTATGAGGCGGTGATGGCGGACCTGTCGCCCATCGCGGGGCGCGTCGGTCCCTACGGCCGGGGCGGGCTCGCCATCACCCGCTATCTCGGCATCCGCTCCGCGATGTTCGGCCGCCACCGCGAGTACCACGTCGCCAGCCGGGAAGCGGCGAACGCGATCCGCGGCTACACCACGGACCTGTCCGTATTCGATGAAGTGCGGACCCAGCGGGACTTCACGGTGTGGGCGGCCCTGGAGCCCACCGTCACCCAGGCGGCTGTCGCGGGCCACGGGTTGATCGTCGCCATATCAACCGCTGGCGACGATCGGTCGGTGGTGCTGCGGAGCTGGTGGGAACGCGGGCTGCGGATCGTGGACGGTGACGAACCGGGCGGGTTCGGCATGACCTGGTACGCGCCACCCGACGATGCGCCGCCCGACGATCCGCGCACCTGGCGCCTGGCGTCGCCCGCCATCGCGGACGGGCGCATCACATCCGCCACCATCGCGGAGTCCTGGCGCCAGCTCCCGCCCGAAGTGTTCCGCTCCGAACGTCTGAACCTGTGGAGCACGGGCGGGGATGAATGGCTGCCCCTGGGCGCGTGGGCCCGCACCGACGCGGCCGATCCCGTGCTCGAGGATGGCGCCCGGGTGGTGCTGGGCGTGGAGGCGTCGCGCACCTGGGGCCATGCGTCGATCGTGGCCGCGGTGGAGCTGGACGGGCGCGCGTTCGTCATGGTGACGCGCGAGCTGCGCGCGGCGGTGGACGTGGAGGCGGCCACCCTGCCCCCTGACCTGGTGCTGCGCGAGCTGGAGGATGCGGTGGCGGAATGGCGCCCGGAGGCGATCGCCTATTCCAACACCCACGCCCTGGCGCCCGCCCTGGAGGCGTGGGCGGCGGGCCGCGACGTGACCCTCTATCCGCTGACCCCCGCGCGTCTGCGCATGGCGTCCGAGCTGTTCCGATCCGAGGTGATCGGCGGGCGGCTGCTCCACCGACCCGATCCGCTCCTGGCGGACCAGGTGCGCCGCGTCCGCCCGTCCGCGCCCCTGGAGTCGGGGCGCTGGTACCTCTCGGTGGCGGACAGCGCGGGTGACGTGGACGCGGTGCGGGCGGCCGCGTGGGCGGTGCTGGGGGTGCTCCGCCCCGCCGAATTCACCGCCGCACCGCTTGTGTTCTAGGCGCGCCTCAGCCATACCGCGGGGGTGGTCGTCTCATACCAGGTGGCGGGCGTGCCCCACGGATCGGGCAGCGCGCCCGTGACCCCGTCGACACCGAACCCCGCGACCAGCACACCGACGGATGCGGGGTTCGGGTTGCCCAGGGCCGCGAACCCGGTCGCCAGGGGTGAGAACACGATCACATTCGGCGCGGCCACCTGGCCCACCAGCGCCACCCAGTACCAGCCCGGGCCCGCGGCCACGGGGCCCACCGTGTACTCCCCGAACCCCGCACCAGTCCAGTTATGGCCGCCCGCGGTGCTTGCCACCAGCGCGCCCGGGCGCCCGCCATTGTCGGTGTACAGACCCACCCGCCCGGTCGCGCTCCCGACCGCCCCCCCCACCACCATCGCCAGGTGGGTGATGGAGTAGGCGGCGGGGATGTAGATGGGTGACGCGTATACCCGGTTCAGGACCAGGGTCCGGTTCATGCGCGGATCGGGCCCCGTCTCGCCCTCCGCGCGGAGCGCGCCCGTGAACGATGCCCCCATCGACGGGTAATACAGGTTCGCGATCCAGGGCAGACCCGCCGCACCACCGCCCGCGTGGGTGTGATTGCCCGCGGCGGCCGTGGAGCCCGTGGAGCCCAGCGCCAGATGCGCGCTGCCCGCGTGGACGCTATCGACCGTGGGGCTCGCCCACGTACCGCCAAGCTCCCCACCCGGGGTCGTGCCGACGACGATCTCCGACGTGAGCCCCGCCTGGGCAGTGCCCACGAGGTAGTCGGCACTGGCGGGGGCGTCGGTGACATGCGTGTGGACGTTCGTGGCGTATCCGGGCAGGATCCCGCCTTCAAGGCCGCTCGATGCGTGACTGTGGTTCAGGTCCTCGCGGCGGTAGAGCGGGTGCGGGTCGTTGACGGCGACATGCGCGGCGATCACGCTCGCGTGCGTCTCCCCCGCGTGGGTCGCATCGACGGTCGGGGCCGCCCATGTCCCGCCCAACTCGCCGCCGGGAGTGGCGCCGACGACCACCTCGGCCGAGAGGCCCGCGTGCGCCGCCGTGACGAGGTAGGTGGCATCGGTGACACCGCCGCCCGACCCGGCGGGACCCTGCGGGCCCTGCGGCCCTTCCGGGCCCGGGGGCCCCTGCGGGCCGGTGCTGCCGGGTGGGCCCGTGCTGCCCTGCGGGCCCGCCGATCCGGGTGGTCCCGCGCTGCCGGGTGGTCCCGCGGGCCCGGGTGCGCCGCCCAGAATCTCCACGTCCACCACGGTGGGCGCCGCCAGGGTCACATCGACGGTGACCGCGGGCGGGAATGCCGCCAGGGTCACGCGGTCACGTCCGCCAGGATCGTCACCGGGCCCGCAACCGGGGTCCACACGCGCCCGTCTGCGAACGTCAACTGCACATCGTGGCGCCCCGCGCCCGGGCCCATCGCGCCCCACGCATCGGCGGCCAGGGCGATGTGGATGACGTTTCCCGCCACCGTGCAGTCCAGGGCGATCACATCGGAACCCTTGCGGATCTCCGACGCGGCGACCACGCCCGTCAGGTCCATGGGCCCGCCCGTGGCGCCATCGGACACCACCACGTCGTACTGGTACGAGTCCCCGCGGTAGAGGGTCAGGGGGAGATCGCCGGGAAGCGCCACGGGGCGATTGTCGCCCATAGCATCGACTTCTGACACCTCCAGTGACAAAATCTGTCACTGGTGGGCAAACGAGAGCGGAAAACAGCACAGCGGGCGCGTGACCTGTCGGGCTTGCGGGTTGCGCGCCCCACCGACCTCCCCGGGCCCGGGACCATGACCACCGCCACCGCACCGCCCCTGGTGGTCGGGCCCGCGGCGCTGCCCACGTCCGAGAAATTCGTCCTGGGCGAGTCGGTCACCCATCGATGCGTGGAGCTGATCGCGGACGCGATCGCGGGCGCGGAATGGGGCGAGTGGAAGGGCGACGAACCCCTGCCCGAGTCGCGCCTGGTGCGCCGCCCCGCCGAACGCTACACGCGCCGATCGTGGAGCTGGCGCGTGGCGGCGACGATGGCCCTGTACTCCTGGTGTCCGCTCCTGCGTCGGGGCGGGCTGGACTCCGAGGGCGTGATCAAGTCGCTGGTGCCCGTGATGCCGGCCGACGTGTTCCGCGAGCCGACATCGGGCGACTGGCACTACCAGGGCGAGAACGTGGGCCCGTACGGCATCCGCATCGTGTGGCGGACGGTGTGGCCCAGCCTGGATGCGGACGTGGCGGGCGTGCTCACCCTGGCGCGGGGGATGTTCGCGGCGGCGATGGCGGCGGGCGCGGCAGAAGCGGCGTTCTGGGAGGCGGGCGGCGCACCGCGGACCGTGCTCACGTATGACGGCAAGCTCGCCCAGCCCCAGCTCGAGGAGCTGCGCGCGAACTACGTGCGCCAGCGCCAGGAGAACCCGGGCCAGCCCGCGGTGCTCGCGGGCGGCCTGAAACTGGAATCGTTCGGGTCGGACCTGGCATCCGCGGGCGCGGGTGAGGCGGCCGCCCGGGTGGGCGCGGCGGTGGCGCGGTACTTCGGGGTGCCCCCGCACCTGGCGAATGTGCCGAACTACTCCACGTCGCTGACCTATATCAACACCGAGTCCGCGGGCATCGATTTCGTCCGCTACACCCTGTCCGCCTACTCGTCCGCGATCGGTGACGCACTGTCCGAGGAGCTGCCCGGGGACTATCTCCTGGGGCGCCAGGTGCGGCTGGACCTGTCCGCCCTCACGGTGCCCGAGGCCGAGTCCCAGGCGCGCATCGACCAGATGTCCCTGGACAAATGGATGACCCGGGAAGAAATCCGAAAGCGCCACGGGCTGCCGCCCGTTCCGCTCCTGGGTTCGTTCGCGGAACCCGAACCCGCCCCGGCCGAGCCCGGGCCCGCACCGCTTCAGCTCGTGGAGGGCATCGCATGACGCGCCAGCACACCCCCGACCCGACCCCCGATCCGGAGCCCGAGCCCGATCCGGAGCCCGTGCCGTGATCCGCGGCCAGGGCACCATCGCGGTGCGGGATGAGGCGGACTCGGACGGACGGACGGCCGAGGGCGTGGCGGTGCCCTACGGGGTGCCCGTGGCGGGCCCGACCGCGGAGTACGGCAGCGCGGTGGAGGAGTTCACCCGCGGGGCGTTCGCGGAGTACGTGGAGGCCGGCGGCCAGCTCGCGCTCCTGGACACCCACGGTGGGACCGTCATCGGGATGACGAACCACCTGGAGGAAACCGACGCGGGGCTGGCGTACCGCGGGCGCCTGTTCGGCTCCCAGGCGGCCACCGACTATGCGGAGCGTGTCGCGGGCGGGATGCGGTCGGTGAGCATCGAATTCACCCCCGGCAAGGTGCGCAAGGCGCCAGGCAAGGTCACGCACATCGGCGGGGCGATGGCCCACGGCATCGCGGGGACGTACCGCCCCGCCTACAAGGGCGCCACGGTGGCACTACGGGAGGGTTCGGGCGTGGACACCATATCGATCGAGAACGGGGCTACACGGGCGTCTGACGCGCCCCCAGAGGGCATCACCGCCT